GACGATATTATCCTGGGTCACGGCGTATCACTCCTTCAGTGGAGAAGTGGAGGCGTCGAACACCCCCACGATACGCCGCCTTACCCCTTCACGCCGTCACCAACTTCCGCGCATAGCTCCGTTGATGATCTCCACCGATGGATTGCACTGTGCAGCTCGCGGTAAAAAAAAGCGCGAACTCAAATCGGCAGCCAATGCTCTGTCTTTTCAAATCCTGAATCGAGTCAGGATTTGGCTGCATGGTGGCAAACGCTATATTGAAGCGACCAACGACGCTAGCTCGTGTCCAGTACAGTTACTGGACACCCTAGATCAACGCCATCAATCCCGGCATCGCCACCAGCTCAATGATGACCTTCGGTCGGCTCGAGGGTGGCGGCGAGTGCCGCCTTGTTACAGACTGGCGTTGGTTGGATGGTCACATCCGGCCTGGCCAAAATGAAGCGAAGGCATTCATGGTGCTGTGTTTGTTTGGATAGCGAGGGCAGTGACCATCCGAGAAGGCCGCCCTCCTAAAGCATTTACTTTTAGGTTCTTGTTGGAGGGTTGCATGGTGCCGGCATCGTGCGACTGCACCAAACGGACGTATTTTATAATTGCAAATCGATGGTTACGTTACTAGGTATGAAAGATGCAAGCAAAGAAACCGAAATCACTCGATGGGATCCTGATCTCCGCCACGGATGCGGCGAAGCTGATCGGCAAGTCGCGGGCTTGGCTGGCCAAGCTCGTCGCCGGTGGCTTCGTAAAGCGCAGTAATGGCGGGCTATACAAGCCGGCTGACGTCGCCAAAGGTTGCATCCGTTTTATGGCCGATGCACAACGCCGAGCATCGAAGAGCGCCACACTGGCAGCGGTGCAGAGCGCCAGGGCGCGTGAGATCGAGCTGCGGATTGCTCGCGCCGATCACGAGATCATCGATCTCGACGAAGCAATCGGCGTGCTCGACGAGATCGTCGGCGGTCTCAAGGCGGATTTCGACGGGCTTGCCGCTTCGGTAACGCGAGATGCGGCACTGCGCACAGTGATTGAAGGAAAGGTCGATGAGATCCTTAAAAGGGCCGCTGAAGGCCTCCAGCAAAAGGCGCGTACTTTGCGCACGAGCGGCCATGCTACTGCGCCCGACGCCGAGGATGAAGCCGGATCAATGGGCGATCAAGAACCGGCGTTATCCGCCTAGTTCAGGCGTACCAGGGCCGAGAAATCCGGCGTTGACTGGCTATATGGTCCCGTGGGCCCAGGCAATCGCGGCTGGCGGCGGCAAATATCGCCGCGCCGTCATGGTCTGCGCAGCCCATGATGGGGAAGACCGATTGTCTGCTTGATTGCATCGGAGAGCGTCTCGACACTCGCCCAGCGCCGATCATGTATGTCGGCCCGAGCCGCGACTTCAACACCGATCAATTCGAGCCACGCCTGATGGCGCTGTTCGATCAAGCGCCGGGGCTAGCTGCCAAGCTCGCCCGTGGCCAGCGCAACAAGAAAACCAAGAAGCTCGTCGCGGGTGTGCCGATCCGTCTGGCGCATGCTGGCTCTTCGACGCAGCTCAAGAGCGACCCTGCCGCCATCGCTCTGGTCGACGAATACGATGAGATGCTGAAAAACGTGAAGGGCGCTGGCGACCCTCTCGGCTTGGTCACAGCACGAGGCGACAGCTTCGCCGACTTCATGGCGGGCGTCGCTTCAACTCCTTCGCTGGGCGTTGGCGACGTGGAGAAAGATCCTGATTCGGGGTTCGAGTTCTGGAAACAGGCACCGCCAGAAGACCTACAAAGCCCGATCTGGCGGCTCTTTCAAGAGGGCACCCGGCATCATTGGGCTTGGCGATGCGTTCATTGCGTCGACTATTTCATCCCGAGGTTCGCGCATTTGAAGTGGCAAAGCTCCGAAGGCGGTGAACACAAGACAACGCCCGCAGAAGCCAAGCGCACTGCGTTTGTCGAATGCCCTCGATGCGGCGGCGTGCTGACCGACGACGACAAAGCTGAACTCAACGCCCACGGCGTTTTCGTCGCGCCTGGACAGTCGGCCACGCCTGATGGGGAAATCGTCGGCAACGAACCTGATAGTTCGACGCTGTCATTTTGGGTTAGCGGCCTCGCCAGTCCGTTCGTCACCTTCGGACAGCGTGCCGAGAATTACCTCGCAGCGGTGCGTGAAGGTTCTCAAGACAAGATCCAGACCGCGATCAATGCCGGCTTCGGCGAACTGTTCTCGATCGGCGGCGGTGACGCTCCGCAATGGGCCGAAGTCGCCCAATGCCGTGGCGAGTACGCCAAGGGCGAGCTACCGCGCGGCGTTCGCTTCTTGGTGATGACGGTCGACATCCAGAAGTCGCGCGTCTTCTATGTGATCCGAGGATGGGGTGCTCGTGCCACGAGTTGGCTGATCGATTATGGAACGCTCTTCGGCGACACGGTCGAAGAAGGCATCTGGACCGATCTCGCCGACCTCATCGCGTCGCCGATCTGCGGATATCCGCTGCGTCTGGTGCTCATCGACAGCGGCTTCCGCCCCGGCAAGGTCGAAGAGCTGCCGCTCAACAAAATTTACGATTTCTGCAGGCGCTTTCCACGTCTGGTGCGACCGACCAAGGGCAGCTCAAGCCCGATGCGCATTCCTCTAATCAAGAGCGCGATCGAGGTCACGACGAAGGGCGCTGCGCTAAAGACTGGGCTCACGCTGTTGCGGCTCGACAGCGACTATTTCAAATCGAGGGTTTTCGAGCGCATCCGCTGGCCCAGCGATCAGCCTGGGGCTTGGCACTTGCCGCACGACGCCAGCGAGGACTTTTGCCGGCAAATCGTCAGCGAGGCTCGCGTCAGGCTCGCTAGCGGTCGCGTCAAGTGGGTCAGGCGATCGAAGGAGAACCACTACCTGGATTGCGAAGCGATGCAGTGCGCTGCCGCACACTTGATCAATGCTGGTCGCATACCGACAGAGGCTCCAGTGCGCAAAGCTCTTCCAAGGCCCGATAATCAGACTGTCACACCTATGATCGACGATGATCACTATCAGGAACAGGCCGAACGGACATACCAGCCACCTCCGACGACCAACTCAGCGCCATCGTTTATTTTCCCGAACGGTAAGCCGCATCAATATTGGGGCCGATGATGAGCGATACCAACACCACTGGAAAAGTTGCCCGCCTTTTTGCAGCGCTACGGAGGCCGCGTTTGCCCTCCGATCGGACGCCTGACGGATATTATAAAATACCGCCGATCCGTCACAGCGCCTTCCGTCCTCGCGAAGAGCGCCCAAATTGGCTTCGCCCGCATGGACCGCGCAACAAAAGTGTGTTCTAGAATCACTATGACTCGAAATTTAATGCCCCCATCGTATGGCCGGCGCTCGGTTGACCACGATCCCGAGCAGCAGCAGCGCGTCATCGATGACAGCAAGCGCACTGAGCTGGTCCAGGTGCCGGCGCTTCCGGCTGACGATATTGCGGCAAAGCGATTTCGGCGGATGGAGGCGGAGATCGAGCGCTACGAGGCCGTCGTTGCTCGCATGAGGGCAGATCGCGGTCTGCCCGTTGATGACTATGTACGGCTCGAAATACTTGCACGCAAATTTGCTGTTAACAAAGAAACGCTGCGGCTATGGGCGGTCGATGGCAAAGTCGATGCCCGCCGTAACGGCGCTTTGTGGGAAATTTCACGTTCAAGCTTGGCGGCTTGGGTGGCCGAGCACCACCCCTGATTTGGAAATCCTGGTGATTTGTAGGTGCCGGATTTTCGGCATCTGTAGATTTTTCTTACATTATCAATACGCTGGCCGGATTTCATACCAGCAACATCAATACTCTTGAGCTTTGGAACTTTGTGCTCGCCGATCGGGCCTTGTGGCTATCTTGAATGGCGGGCGGCAATTACATTTCCATTGCGAGTGAAAGCGCAAAGACCGTTGCACTTGGGATCAGCTTGGTGGCTGGGGGCTGCCTGCTCATCGTCTTGGTCACAGACTTTCTGCATTTTTTAGTGGGGTAATCCTAAATGGCATTTCTCAAAGGCGATCCTGACAAGAAACTGATCCGCGATATCGATGCCGCTCGAACAAGCCGCGACAATCTGATCGAGCGCCTGAAGGTTGCTGAGGCATTGGTTCCTGAATGCAAGGCCGCCGCACAGCGGCTGGCTGTTGACAGCGCCGACGATGCCGCCCTCGATCGCGCCGAGGATGAAGTGCGCAGGGCGCAAGATCGTGTTGGCACCTTTTCTGCCGCTCTCGATGAGATCAAGGCGCAGATTGTTGTGCTTGAGAAGGAGCAAGCCGATCGTGCCGGCAAGAAACAGCGTCAAGCAACTGCCGATGAGATTGAAGCAATCAAAGTAGAGCTGGCGGCATCCTGGAATGTCCTCGATCCCGCTATCACCCGAGCGACCGAGGCCGCACGCCGCATGAGTGATGTCGTGCTGGACGCTCACCCCTTGACGGCGTTTTTGATGAACGTCAGGACCGAGCTTGGCCCTGCCGTCACAATGATCGTGGCAGATGCCGAAGCGCGTGCCAAGGCGACGATCGCTGGTACGGCACCGCCGACGATTTCCAAGGCGTCGCCTGCATTGGTCGAGACGCCGAAACCCGAGCCAGTCAAGCTCGAAAGGTTGTTCGCGATTCAACCTATCATGTTCGCCAATACTGCCGGCCATATCCGCCGCGTTCCCCGGTTCTCCCACGTCGATTTGAATGAGCAACAAGCGGCTCACGCCAGGCGTATGCAGGTCGTGACCGACGATCCGCAGCGGATCAAAGAGCTGACCCGCCGACGAGCTTCGCAGCAGCTACCCGAATTGCATCATTGCTTCGATCTCGATAAGGGCACCCCGCCAAGCGGCGATCCAAATTTGATGATTCGGCATAGTTCGACCGGAAGTGGACGCGGTGTGTCCGATGTGTCCGATGTGTCCGATGTGTTCGACGCCACGCCGACCAAAGAGGGCCCCTTCGAAATTTATCAAGGAAAGCCGCAAGACATGATGGTGCCGGTGACGCCAGCGGTCGGAACCGGCACTCGCAAAGCCGAGGACGGTGAAGACCGATGACCCGCTTGATCCGATACGAGCCGACCGCGACCCGCATCCACAGCGCGGGCTTGCGCAAACATGCGCTACCGCCGCGTGACGTCGATCGCATTTGCTTTTCGCCGCCGCCGACAATTGTCCGCGTCACGGAGCCGGATTTTTACACGCCTCGTCAGACCCTTCGGCGGATGCGACGACGCCATCGCGCGGTGATCGGGAGGAATAAATGAAGTTCGCCGCATCGGCGCACTGGGTGCCGGTCCCGGCTCGAGTGCATCACCTCGCCGCTATCTCTGACGGAATGCTGGTCGAGTAGGAGGAGGAAAGTCATGAGGATGCTTACCAAAACACTTCGCGCGTTACTAATTGTAGGCGTGCTCAGTGGCACAGCCACTGCGGCTTGGGCAGAACAAGTTCCCATGGTAAGGTTTGTTTTTGATAACCACACCGACAGGGTTGTCATCGTGAAGGTATACATAGACCCTACGAAAAGCGGTTTGGACTTCGCTTATTGATGGCAGCAAAAGTTACGAAAGATATTGGGAAGTTGCCTCAGGTAATGGTGACAGATTACATACCGGAGTTGAACACTGTGACTGTGTGTGTGCATGCACACTACCGTAATCCTCCCACAGACGCCGGTGAAGATTATTACGTCTCCTCAAGGACCGGCACACCATGCCTTCGGAACGGGTGAGTACACCGAAAGAATTGCTGTCGGTACCGGAACTGCTGACACGCCGTGTTTTACAGGAGTCGATGTTTGGTTCAAAACTTTATTGGTCCCGCTTGAGCCGGCAGAACGATAAGTTCAAGTGCCAGCGGGCACGCGGGTCAAGAAGCTGGCGCTTCGGCGATATGTGGTCGACGCACTTTTTTCGAAACTCCGGCGGCTTTCTCCCTCTTTGCAGCTGCCGGTCGGCGAACGCCCCGATCTTCGCTGGAATGGCATCGGGCGTTCGCCACTTTCTCGATCGAAAGCGTTGAGGTGATAAATGTTTGATCCAGAACAGGAGCTGCTCCGTACATGCACGCATGAAGTCGCGCATGCTTACGTCGCGTACAAGGCCGGGATCGCCGACACATTCAAGATCCGTATCCGTGGCGGCATTCGTGGTGGAGCTTCGATTCAGATCGACAACATCCAACAAAATCCAATCGCCGAGATCAGCGTGCTCGTGGCTGGCGAGATTGCGGAGAAATTGTTTTTTGGCAGCGCCGAGTGCTGCCAGGGTGATCGCGAACAGCTCGCTGCTTGTTTGGAAGCCATTGGATGGGATGCCGATGACGAGCGTATTGGCAGCATTCGAAGGATGGTTCGAAATATCCTCAAAGCAGGACTGCGCGAGATCGCCAGCGCGGCGGGGAAGATGTCGGAGCCGGGAACTTACACCATGCGATTCGGCACGGGGCGGCGCGATGGCGATCGGTGGGCCAGATTCCGCACGCGGGGAGTCTCCGAGAAAGCCTTCGCCTGGGTCGCGTGCGAGATGCCATGCTCGGGCGAAAGCGCTTTCACCGTGGACTTTGCAGATTGAATTTCAGGATCCCCGAGGTCGAGTTCGCCGAGCTGCCCGTCGATCTGGGCGATCTCGCCGATGAAACCGAGGAGGATGACGAAGATGGTTGACATAGGAGCCCCCGCGAACCGGCTAGCACCGGCCACGGGGGCGAGACACAACAAGGTTGACCTTGGAACGACCGACCATACGCCGAAACGGAACCGCCGCCAACGACGGCGTTTAGCCAAGGTCGTCGATAGCGGTGGCGTCCGTCATTTCATCGGCGGCGAAGAACCGCAGTGGAGTGCCGACGACCGGCGATGGTTCGCTGCAAATCGGGGCCGCAGCCACCGTCTTAGACGGCGATATCCTGACGAACCTAACCTGATCGACCCAGGCTTCGAAGTGCCGGCAGGCCTCGAAACGTGGACAATCGTCAGGCAGTTCGCGCCCGGGTATCGCACTTGCCACAGCATTTGCCTCGAAGCAGTGACGGCGATCGAGGCCGCCGAGATCGACGAGGTTGTGCATGCGATGTGTGGAGTGCGGTCGAAAATCCCGGCATGCCTGTCAGCATCCGGCAGATCTACGATCGTCAAAATGGTGCCTGAAGAGTTAAAAAAGTGTAATAAAATCAGCCTCTTGAACATTAGCCAAATAGCGTATATGTTAATCCGGCGTCCGGGATGGGTCGCCTAGCGTCCCGTCTCAGGGCTGAGGCCCTGATAGCCCGGTCGCTTTTTTTTTACGCCTCAAAGTGTGCCGCGATGTACCTCTGCTACATCGATGAGTCTGGCACCCCCGAGATTCCAGGAAACACGTCTCACTTCATTTTAGCTGGTTTATCGATTCCAGTATGGCATTGGCGTGGTGCTGATCGTGAAATACGCCAAATCCTAGTTAGATTCGGATTGGAGAATCAGGAATTACATACGGCTTGGCTCCTTCGATCTTATTTGGATCAATCCAAGATTGCCGACTTTGCGGCAATGGATTGGGTTGAGAGAAGATCAGCCGTACAAAAATTGCGCACTGCTGAGTTGCTTCGCTTACAACGGCTACAGCAGCCTAAGCCGTACAGACAGGCCAAGAAAAATTATCGCCATACTGAGGCCTATATACACTTAACTAAGCCAGAGAGAATTTCTCTGGTGCGTGAGGTTGCGGACTGTGTTGGCGGGTGGGGCTTTGCTCGTCTTTTCGCAGAATGTATCGACAAAGTGCATTTTGATCCGACCAGAAGCACACGGAGCGTATCAGAACAGGCATTCGAGCAGGTCGTTTCTCGATTTCAAAGGTACTTGGTAAATATGGAGCAGCCCGGGGGGCCTCGAAATCACGGCCTCTTGATCCATGACAATAATGAATCGGTGGCAAGAAAGCACACGGATTTAATGCGGCATTTTCACGAACAAGGAACGCTGTGGACGGCCGTTGATCGAATTATTGATACTCCGCTGTTTGTGGACAGCAGACTTACCAGAATGGTGCAAATTGCTGACCTTTGTAGCGTTGCACTGCGATACTTTGTCGAAAATGGAGATGCAGATCTTTTCGATCGGATATTTGTGCGAGCTGACCGCATTCACGAAACCGTTGTTGGGGTACGACATTTCACAGCTCGGACTTGTGGCTGTGAAATTTGCCTAGCCCACAGGACCTAGATTGCACCAGCAAGTTGGCGTCCTTCAGTGAAAGATCTTCTCAGCTCTGATGGAACAGACGAGCAACCGCAGCCGACGGCATACGAGCTGTTCGTGAAGGCGATTGCAGGCAATCAACTCTACCATTATTTTTGATCGATCACGCATTGATACTCAGTGGGGTGTTCCGAAAGCCGAATGCAAGGTGACGCTCCGCACATTTCTGGCTTGCAAGATTTCCTCGTCGGCTCAACCTTGACCAGATCTTCCGCGTAAAGAACTACAACATCGTGCCGGATCCCAACAATGATATCGCCGATGACACCATTCACCTGATGATTGATGCCACCGGCAAAATGAAGTGTTAGAACGGTGTCGAAATCATTTGTCAGCGCACTTCGCGCAGCGCTTTCAGTATCTTGACACTGTTGTTGAGCTAGAGTTTCAAAATCAGCCGGGTTACGTCGGGCCTTAATAGCAATAGGCATTCGATGCATTAGGCACGTGCGGTATTCGTCAAGGCTGCAACCAGTACCCGAGCAAAAGGATACTGGTTGTTCTTTATAGATTTCCCTTGCGTTGTCGACCATCTCCCAGACCATAAATCCAGGCAAATCCTCCTGCCCAACTTCATCCTTCAATTGATATTTAGCTGCGCTCTCCACTCTTTCGATTTCTCCGGCGCAGGCAGCCCCCAACAGTTCGTGTATCCACTGAACCAGTCGATGCTTTTCAATAACTGTCAGCGTCTGCGAAAGGCATTTGGCGAGAACCGTTCTCTCGGGTCGAGCGAGATTCTCAACATCAAGGTCTTGAGCAAATGCGCTGTTCGTTGACGTGAAAAGCATCACCGCGATCCACAATCGAATGCGCACGGCAAGTCTCGCGATCTGGAGCATGAATTATCATCTTACCTTGCCCAAAAGTTTCTGGGAATAGTGCACAGCATGCTATCATCGCTCCATGCCATCACCGCGCCGCTTCCCACCGCCCTGGACGATCGATGAGCACACGGAGTCGTTCATTGTCTGCGACGCGACCGGGCAGGCGCTCGGCTACTTCTACTTCGAGGACGAGCCCGCAGGATTTGGCGGCGGCCTCATCTGTCGTTATATTCGCTTGCCATATATTTCAGAGGTAGCCATGAGGAAAAACTTGGCGGCGGCGGCCACTTGGCTTGCCCTCATCGGCTTTCTTGGCTGGATTTTTTATAAAGGTTACTCGACGTCGGAATTGTCTGGGGTGAAGATACTTATGTACAGCTTAATTGGCCTTGTGATGCTTGGCAGCATCCCAGAGAACAACAGGCGTATGAAAGGATCGGCATTTATCGGATTGGCGGGCGTTGCCTTTGCAAGGCACTTTGATTTCACTGATTTTGACGAACTGATATTCGTCTTTAGCCTAATGCTGGGGGTGCTTTATCTCTCCGGCGACCGCTGGTGGATAGGAGAGGAAAAATGAGCGAGCTACAAGACAACGAATTATTGTCATAAACCGCAGCGCCGCTCGGCGACCAACCCCGCTGACCCGCGACGAGGCCCGCCGCATGGCGGCGAACTTCGCCAAGCTGCCGGAGCTGCTGCGGCGGGGGATAAAGGCTCCTGACGAAGTTCCCGCGTCACCGCAGAGCGTGCGCGCCATCGGGTCTTTTTATTCTGGCGAGGGGAATACGTTGTATTGTTCCACGAGTAACCCAGCGTCCGGGAAGCGGAGTATGAGATTGAGTG